CTTTAATACCACCGCTCCGTGCACAATAACTTTTTTTGTTGGCTTTGATGTGTGACTTAATTGTCATATTTTTATCACCAAAGTTAATTTTCTTAACTTTCCCGTCACACTTTACAAAGACTTTAAACTTCTTTACGTCACCCTTCATAGGTTTGTTAAGTGTAACTGTTTTTCCTTGGTATATTGCCATTAGTTTCCTACCTTGTAATCCTTACGCATCTTTTCTCTAGCAACCGTTGCACGTAACTGCGCTATATCTTCACTAGAATTAATTCTTTCCGCTGTTAATTCTTGACGACCTTCTTCACGATTCTGTTCGAATTCTAATCGTGCGTCAAACTCTAATGCTTTACGTTGAATGTCCGCTGCTTTAATTTCTAATTCTTTCTCACGTAACGCTACCAATGGATCAACTTCTCCTTCTGGTGGAGGAGCAAACAATTGTAGTATTTCTGCAGTGTATTGTGAAATAAGAACAGCCACTCTTGATTCGCCATCAAAAGCAGGAGCTGGTAATCCTTGTGCTTCGGCTTGACGTGCCGCATCCATCGCTTCCATCATGGCAACTCCTCTGGCTTTTAAAGCTATGTGCTCACAAACGTGCGCTAATAATAACGCAAAGATTGGTGGAGTAGAAGCAACAACTGGAGATTTCATAAAGGCAACGTGTGTTGCAATATGTGCATCCTGATCTTGCTCTTCAAAAGCTTGTAAATTTTCTTGTATTAAAGCACGCGCATTTTCTATAGCAGGGTCAATAGGTTCGGGTGCTTGTGGTGGTGGTAATATTGCTTGAATATCTTGTACGCCTACCGCTTCGTACATTCTTTTATACGCCTCGTACATATTATGCATTTGTGGGTTAGACTGAGCAAGTTGCAATTGTGTTTGTGCTAACGCCATACGTTGTGACACAGAAAAAATATTGGGATCGGATACCGGTACCACATCGACACGATCGTCAAAATCCATTTGTTTAATAGACGCTTCCGCTCCATAAATATTATACGGATAAACCGGTGGTAATGATTCGGCAAACACTTTTGCTAACATTCTAAACTCTTGCTTCTGTGCATAATGCAAACGTTTATGAATAGCCGACATTACTTTAGAGCCCTTTTCTAATAAAGCAACCGTCGTTCCTACCGCTGCTTCTTGATTACCATCGCCTACCTGCATATCGGTAATCGCTGCAAATCGTCTCCCGGCATCAACCACAAATCCTAAGAGTTGCATCAATGTCTGGCTAGGTTCTTTATAAGGAAGAGGAAGAATGCTGTCCTTTAATGCTCCGCCTGGAACATCGATATCACGGAATTCGCCAGGAGACAGGGGCTCGTCAGGCTCACGAATTCGGATCCCTCTTGCTTTAAAACCAGCAGGAAGATTGGCTAATGTACCGGCATCAATGAGCTGACGAAGAATGGAGGTGGCTGATCGTCCAAGACCACCTATCATATGTAATAATCCTAAACCATAAAAACCTAATCCCGGTAAAAATTTGTAGTGTGAAAAATATTGTTGCTTTCTATACAACTCGTCGCCCTCTTTCCAATTGCGACGGATAGATAAGATTTTTCCACTTTCCAAATCTATAGTAATAATGTACGGAAGTTTAATACCGGTAGGTTCATTAGCAAATGGATCTACATGCTCATAACCTTCTAAATCTAAATTGGTATGAAATTCCAATAATGTACAATCACTGTCCACGGATGTTTTTGATATTCCTGATAATTCTCTTTCTTTGTCTCTTAACTCATCATCTTCTTCATAAGGTTTTAGCGGTATGTCTCTATAAAATCCTCCCGCTTGTAATTTTTTCACTTCGTTTTCTAACATACGTACAACATGCGTTACTCTTGCTGCAGAAAATAAATCGGTGGCGTTGTATGGAACCACTAAATCATCGGCGGGTATAAAACGGGATACCGCTCTATCTAAAGTGTCATCAAAATATACCTTCTTGAAGGCACTTCCTGCCAATGGTAAATAGAATAACAGTCGATCTAACTCAGGATCGTACTCTTCCATAACGTTCATAATTTGATAATTCATAAAATCTTGTACACGTTGCGCTTGCGATTCTACTTGAGTGCTTGTCGCTCCTATAATTTGTCCTCTTACAGGCCCTGTAGCCGGTAATAATTCTTTATACGCTTGCGCCTGGAATTGTGTAACCGCTTCCGCTATCACCGGATGGGTAACACCACTAGATCCACGGAAAGGTTCATCACGCTCTTCGTATTTTAATCCTAATAACTTGAGTCCCTCAGCGTAAGAATTTTCCCAGTCTTGACGACTTTCTTTATCTTCTTCGTATAAACCTAACAGCTCTGTGGAAATCTCCATCAAAGTGTTTTCATCCATTGTTTCTGCTAAATTAAAATCAAATTCCTGTTCTAACTCTGCAGCTGCTGCTTCTTCAAAATTTATATTGACGGAACCGTCTTCTTGTACTTCCACCATGCTTTCGTCAAAGTCTGGTGTCTCAATCTCTTCTTGCTCAATTTCTATTTCTTCGCCTTCTTCTCCTAAAGGCACGCCAGCTCCAGGCATCGCTGAGTCTATCTGTGATGGTGGTAGTCGTCCGTTTTCCTGCGCCATAGTTTATTCTTCCTTGTTAAAAATGTCCTTTAAATCCTGAATTACCATCTTTATTAGTCTTGCCATATCCTTTTGAACTTACGCCTCTAGGTTTCTTTTTCTTATTATCTTTCTTTTTTTTAGCTAGAGGATTAAGTAGTACAGCACCTGTGCCTCCACTTAGAGATGCAGCCTTTGTCACAGAACTAGACTTGTCATATTTTTTAGCTAATTTTTTAGCTAATTTTATTGTTGGTTTTGCTGCTACTTTTGTTAGTGCCGCTACTCCTGCTATTACTGGTACTGCCATAGTTTATTCTTCCTTTGTAACCTTTTTAGAAACTTTTTTTGCTGCTGTCGGAACTTTATTCCCATTCTTCATTGTTCCTATCATTCCCATACCGGCTTTTCCAACACGATAGCCAAAAGAAGCACTAATACTAATATATATACAGTTAGCAAACCAATCTGGTGTACTTTCATCTAAAAAAACGAATCCCTCTTTAACCGCATCTTGTGTCCACGGTAAAAAACATCCCGCCAACACTGCAATAAAAAAGATAGTCCACGCTTCATCTTTCCATGAACCTCCCATTTGTTCCGTGAGAGATTTCTCCATGTCCAGTTCACCAGTGGCCTGCTTCTCATAAACTGTAGCCTCGGCTTTGGCTTTTGCTACCTTGATCTCAGTTTGGGCTTTCTTCTCTTCCATCTTGCCCTTGACCCAAGTACCAGCAATATCGCCAACCGAACTTAACAATCCTCCTATTAATGGCAATGCCATATTAGAGTATTCCTTTCTCCTTCAATATGAAAGATAGTACCGCCGCAGCAATACCTACAAAAATACATATAGGCTCATCGACTACAATGCCAATGCCTATTACACCCACTCCTACGCCAGCGTAAGTTGAAGGTTCTTTCATTCTGCCTTTAATCCATTCCATTATTTTTCTCCCTAATAAAATTGACGAGCTTGTATTCGATACATAGGTTCCTCATCTTCGGGGTCGCTGTCAAGTTTTATAAACCCTCCCTTACGATATCTTATAAGTGCCATTGACATACTATCGCAATAATCATCGTTATCCCCATTTGGAAACGCTACACACTCCTCAATAACATCTTCTGAAAATTTTTTATCCGGTGCCCACACCATACCACTCTCAAAGATAGGAGCCACCATATGCATCCTTGTATGTTTATCTCGTCCCTTACTCGGTGTATAATTAATAACAGGAATCCCCATCGTTCGTAATTCGTCCGTGAGCGGTGTACCGGTAGCCTTCGCTTCAATAATTACCATATCAGGTTCCCAATACTTATATTCCTCTTTCGCCGTACTCTTCAACTCTGGAAAGTCCCACCTTCCTTTTCGTGCATCTAATAAAATTATATGGTCTGGACCCCCCTCCTCGGGTTGAAATATTCCCCAGGTCGTAATCGCTGAATAATCCGCCGTCTCTTTTTTCGAAAACGCCGTGTCATAACTCTGCATAATATAACTGACCGGGGGCACCGTTTCACTTTCCCATACATTCCACCATTCTTTCTTAATAATCGCTCCCTCTTCCGCCGTCGGATTCTGTTGCCACTGCGCATTCCATTTGCCCAGGGACAACGATGCCTTGACCTTGAGCAATTCTTCTTTCTTCCAGAACTCCGGCCACAATATATTGTCGCTCGGTAAAATAGCAGGAAACTCTATCATATCCCACTGATCCGACATGACATCCGCTCCTTGTGCCTTAATCAATTTCCCCGTTAAATCTTTCAATGACCACCGTGTCATAACCACCACAATAGATCCCCCAGGTTGTAACCTTTGTCGAGGGCCAGAGGTATACCATTCATACGCACTCTCCATCGCCGTTTCCGACAATGCATCTTGTTCCGAATGCGGATCATCAATAATCAATAAATCCGCACCACGACCCGTGATCGCACCGCCTACACCCGCTGCATAATACTCACCGCCCTGTGCCGTTTCCCATCGACCCGCTGCCTTGGAATCTACACGTAACTCCACGTCAGGAAAAATAGCTTTATATACTTCAAGCTCCATAAGATTCCTTACTTTTCTTCCGAAACGTACCGCTAATTCACTCGTATGCGTTGTTTGGATAATTTTTAGGGTAGGATTCTTACCTATTAACCACGCAGGTAACAAGTAACTGGCAAACTCAGACTTCGTATGTCGTGGTGGCATGTTAACAATGATCCGTGAACCAGGGTTCTTGGCCAACTTTTCAAATTGTTTGGCTACCTTCTTATGATGATCGCCTTCAATAAACCCATCATACACGTGTTTAACGAATGCCATAAAGTCGTCTTGCGCTTTGGCTCTTATTACCAAGTTCTTCTTAGCTTGCTCCAACGCTAAGACTTCACGTATCACTTCTTCCGGTGCATTGAACATGGGACTAATATAACGGATTTTCAATATATATCAAATTATATGTTCAAAACACTACATACCTGCGCTCTGTAGAAAAGAGCCGCCCGATT